TTTATTAATTTCTTCTTTATTTTCCATATTATAAGGTTCCGTTAACACAGTACTACGGTTTTCTCTGAGTACTGCGATCGCTAGTCGCTTTTTGTTCTTTATACACAAGATAGATACGCAAATATCATCTTATATAACTAGGTAACCCAGAACAAGGCTCTTTTAGCACATGCACCTAAATGCACACACAAGATAATACCAGTTACTATGGACTTTAAAAGACTCTAAAATCACACATATCCATTATTATTTGATCGAATGTATCCGACCAATCAATATTGGACAACGCTGGATAATGGGGAAATGCAACATTGTACGCAGCAACAAGTTTGTCACGTACAATGTTGAACTTCAATTCACCATAAAGAGAATATTCTTTGAGAACTTCTTCACAAATAGCTTTCTCTTGTAATGGTTCTTTTGATTTTTCCCTAACCCAGCAAGGCATATCAATTAGAGTCACTTCTCGTAATTTCAACACCATTCTGCATTTTTTACTATTATACTCAAACGTTCTACCAAGAATGCTAATTTGAGAAATGTTTTTGGTTGTATAACCCTCTGATCCTTTATCAGCAGGGGTATAAGTCAAACCTAATTTGGCCAATTCAGTAGAGAGTTGATTAAACTCAAAACCAAAATCGCCAACATTTATCAAATTGTCATCTCCGAGTACGACAATCCGAGTACCCTCTATAACCTCTGTTATAAGGGATTTTTGTTGCGGCGTTCCTGTATACTCAAAACTTGTAATGTGCATTCGTTCCATAAGTAATATGCTAACGAAGCTCACTACAAGTGCGAGTATACCAACAAAACAATTAATATGAGTTGTTGCAGGTTCACCTGATGGATTAATACCAAATAGCTGGCACAATAGATAGACATAAGCGGAAAGAGTTTCTTCCTCCTCTGGTGTACGATCAACCTTCTTCTCAAGGTAAACTATCGCACTTAGAAAAGAAAGAAGTATGGCTTCCCTCATTATATGATCTTGCTCCGGACATCCAATATAATACATCCTTCCGATAAATCGGAAAGAGAATACTAATATCGGAGCTAGAGATTGGTCATAAAACTTATAATCCCCATCTATCATTCTTTCACCCTTATTTTTAAACTGCATAAAGTCATAAAGACCTTGAGCTTCTTGATAAGGGTTAAAGCCTATTAGAGTGCCACCTTCAAATCCTTGGATGTTCAAGTATGAAATCAAACTACCCCAAGCACATCGAGTCGCAGTCAATATAGCCATTGGTGATCCAAAGAAAACTCTTCCAAGCTTTCCATGGGTTTTTCTTTCATCTTTCATGATTAATGTAAAGATTTCGTTAGGAACATACCCTTCTCGTGCCCGATAAAGTATCTCATCAGAACGATTTCTTATCCATTTAGCATCAGGATGATCAAAATTCCATTCTTCCATACCAGATTCGGTTATAAATGAGAAACATTTCTTCTGGTTTGAGGTGCAACCCTCAAAACCTTCATGATATCCCAGAGATGTACTACGTTTGATTGGGCCTAAACCACCACCATCACGTTCATCTCCAAGACAAGATTTCTCGAAGGACCAAATCTGATCA